GGCTCCACGGATGTAGCCGAAAACGTGCGCGGTGCTCTGGGAACCATCGATAGCAATGATAAATTTATAAAATTGACCCTCGCAGTCCTCATGACACCGGACTGACTGCCTCTCGTCGCCTCAAATCGCGCAACGGCAAACCCTCGATTACTGTATGCACATACAGCGTTCGGATTTACCCACCATGCACATCGACGAAGACACCTCAGCGTGGCTTGGCTGCCCTACGCCCCTGGAAATGTACAAGCACCAGTGCTCTCTGCTCGAGGACGAACTGACCGAGACTCAGGCGTTGCTGCGCAAGGCACGGAAGAACATCGCCGGTCTGGTCCAGATGAATGATGTACTGGCCACCCGCTTGGCCGAGGCGGCGGAATCCCTCAAGGCGGCACAGCTGGAGGTCGGCCAACTCAAAGAGCGATGTTCAGAGCCCGCCATCCTGAGCATGAAGCTGGTTGCCGAACAGCGCGACTACCTGCTCAGGGAGAATCAGCGATTGCTGAGCGAGCTGAGTAAAGTCAGCGCGTTACAGCCGTGATGTATTCCTAGTAAGCCATAAACACATCCATTTCCCGTTGGTAACCGTCGATTGTGGAGGAATATGTGGAGGCTTTGGCATGATAGGCCCGTGTTTACGGGCTGAGACGCTCGCCAACGACAGGTTGCATAAACGCATAATGGGCATTGGGTAGCATAGATTGGCGTACGATTTGCCCCGTTTTTGCCTCACTCTGAAGATCGGCTGTTGATTAAAGCCTGATTTCAGGTGGGCCACCCAAAGCACATCGTTGATACTCATTAATCGCCGGGAAAAGCGGCTGAGTATCACGCTGCAACCGCTCCAAATCTTTGGCGTGTGCATCTACTTTTTCAGCGTCGTTGTATCGGCGGAGCGCGTCGACAGCTTGTTGAAACAGCGGTTCGCCTGCCTCCATCAGTTCCATCAAGGCCTTCATACGGGTCAGTTATCTAAAGACAGGATTCGAGATGACTAAGCATGACCACTGAGTTCTCCAATTAGGCGCCGACAACCCTCCAGCTAACGGTCAAAAGCAATCTCCACTGCCGGTTATGGAATCGAAAAATCGCAAGCAATATCCCCCGATTGCAAATGATTAGAGAAGTAAAACCTATCCCTGATGGAGGTAAGACAGAACAGTTGTCTGCGCAGTATTCGGCTCTTCTACGTGTTGTACAAGGCCAAAAGGTCAATGATTGTGCACCTGGGTGTGTGATACCCCAACCCAAATGGAGAAAGAGCGCTCTAGCCAAATCGTCTCAACCACCGGAGAGTCTCTGAGCGCTTCCAGAAAATAGGCGGTAAATCGCCCTTTCTCGAGACTAGGCCGTACGCCATACGCCGTTAGCTCAGCTGTATGTTCAGCGCTCTAAATTTCAAAAAAATGCGTAGATTCGCAATCTAGACAATAGAAACATTCTCTTACGAAAACTCAATCCCTCGCTTATTGAGTGGTAGAGATGCTTTTACTGCGGACTGTGCAAGCGCTATAAAAACGAAACGGCCGTTTAAAAAAATCTTTATTTTCATATGGTTGCCAATTCAACCTATTGAAAAATATCAAGCTTTAGGATTGATCTGACCTCTCTACTTGAAAGCTGAACGTAGACAGGTAAGGCCAGACAGCAAACCAATGTTACATTATTACATTTCAAAAAATTCCTCTCCACCCGGATACTTAGTACCCGATCCAAGGGGAGCAGGTTATGAAAAGATCGTTACTTACCAATTCTCATCTTGCTATTTTTGCAATAATGCTATTACCCGCTGCTGGAGGACTTTCAGCAGCAACAAATCCATCAGCGCAGGCATCACTTTCTGAAGAAATCAGTGAGTCTTGTCATTTTAATATGGACACTAGCCATGAGTGCACCACAACATATAAATACAAAATCCTTAAACCAATTGGAAAGGACCTTATATCTCGAATTGAATATACCTACCCAGACAATGAGCAATTAAATTTAATAGATGCGAAATGGACAGCTCCTGGCAAAGGACCAGTCGCGCTAAAAGATTCACAAATCCATATCAGCCATCAGCCTAACCATGAACTAGGCCTCACTAATGAAAAGCAGTTATCTTTAGTTTTCCCTAAACTAACAGTAGGGACTATTGTAAGCTACAGTATCAAAACTAAGCGACCTGCAAAGGACAAAATTAGTGAAATACACTACACACTAGACTTTCCGCCGTCTACCGCGCGTAGAGACAAGTTTGAAGCAAAATACACATCCGAACGCCCCATCTACTGGGAAAGTGAATTTGCCGAGAACTTTTCGGTGACACCCTCAAATATGGAAGATCATTAGAAATCAATTTAAAAACACCAATTCACTCTAGTGAAGCGACTACTGGAGAAAATTATTATATTAGAAACTCGCCTAGAATTGAGATTTCCTCTTCGAAAGAAAAGCAGAATCACCTTGGCGAAATCGCTGCCGCATACAATCAAATTATGAATATGAAGTTGCCCCCTGAAGCTTCTAAAATAGTAAAGTCTTCACAAAAATTGAGCAACCCTGAAAAAATCTCAAAATACATGCAACACATTATCAAAAATTACAGATATCTAGGCGACTGGCGCGAGTGCGGACGCGGCTATATTCCCGCCCCGATTAAGGTTACGGAAGATAACGGTTATGGGGACTGTAAAGATCTTTCAGTATTACTTGGTGCCATGCTCATCTCAAGTCGAATACCTGCTGAGATAGCGTGGACTACTAGGGGCGACGAATATCGTTCACTTCTGATTCCAGGCATTTTCGCGCCTACACATGCGATAATTAGAGCGAATGTTGACGGGGAAACATGGTGGATAGACCCTACCAATAATTTTTTCATACCAGGAAAGCACATGTCAGATATTCAAGACAGGTGGGCATTGGTTGCAGATAAAACGGGTGTGATACATGAATATAAAATCCCTTTACAAGAACTCGAGGAAAGCATAGCTCTAGATGCAGAAACACATTATGTGAATGAGAGCAGTGCACAAGTATCAATACAAATGCTTCTGAGCCCAACTGTAGCCTCCGAAATATTAATATCGGATTTAAACTTCGGACGCGACAGTACAAATAAAGATATTTGCTCCGTGTTTGGCAAGAAAATTAGCAACTGCACTGTTAGTAGAGACGCAGTTGAAGACATCATACTTTCAAAATACAAAATAAATGTAAAATTGGAAAACTTAAACCCACTAAATAAAATGGGGGACGGCAAATTTTACTTAGTTGAGCCTTTCGGGGAAGTGTGGGAAGAAATAACAAACTACTTACAAAATTCAGATAATGGAGACTTACTGACTAGCGGACCAGAAACACTAAATTACAACTTCACATTCTCAGGAGGAAACATAGAAAAAACTATAAAGCCATGCACAGTAACCTCTCAGTGGTACGATATAAGCATAACTGAAAACCTTAAACCTGATAAAATTAGTTATAACTTCATCCTATCAAAAAAACAGAAGTGGATCCCGCACGAAGAGGCAAATAGTGCTCCATTTAAATTGATGCTTGATGCAGTAGACTCTTGCACAAGACAACTAAAGAAAGAAATAAAATTTTAATAAATATCATAAGCCACAACCAAACCCGGCCAACCGATTAAGAGAAGGTGTTGTTGGTCCTGGGCTGCGAGCAGATGCTCGGTGGCCAGGCGCTTGTCCTGCTCGGCTATCTGCTGACGCCAAGCCTCACCAGTGATTGTGTCCAGGGCTTTCTGGTGCGCGGCGCCCTGCTCGGCGAGCCGCTCGCCCATCCGCCAGTCCTGAACCTGCCAGGTGCCAGCGGCGCTGATGGCCATGGCCAGCAGGATCGCGGCCAGGATCTGCCCGGGCGTCATGTCAGCGCCCGCCGCACGCCTTCTGCCAGCACTGCGTCAGGGTAGGAATAACCAGCGTTTTCGTGGTGGATGATCGCCTTGACGAAGCCGGCCATCACAGCAGGATTGCTCAGGTCGACCTCGGCGCCCGGCCTGGTGCCGGTGTTCGCCTCGACGGCGCGCACGTATGCCGCCGTGTCGTTCTCTACCGACGGCGCCCATCGGCTGATGATCGCTTTCACGGTCTTTAGCCCATGCTTGCGCTGGTAGGTAAGCAGCACCTTGCCCAGTGCACGGATGCCATTTTCAGCGGTGTCAAACCGCGAAAAGCGCTTTTCAATGGCAGGGTCTGGCCTGAGCTGCCCTTTCCAATCGTTGGCCGGGTTGTAATCGATGTTGCCGGGGTTACGATTCCGCATCCCACGGGTTTCAGTGGTCGGCATACTTTTCTCCAGGCGAAAAAAAACCGCTCGAGGCGGCTGTGTTTGAGTGGCGCAGTGATCAGGCGTCGACATCGTCCACGGGGGGCTGTGGCTCTTCCGCAGGCACGGGCACCTCAATAGGCGGCATCGGTACAACGGGTGAATCGGGCACCAGGATGTGCAGCGTGATCATGTGCTTCAGGTCATACGGCTTGTCGTCCTTGGTCACCGTCACCATCAGCACGCCTTCCTCGAATTGAATGTCCACGTCTGCCCGGCTGTCGATCTGGTTAACCGTGTAGCCCCATCCATCATCGATCGGCGGGAACGGAACCATGCCCAGGCATCCAGTGACCTGGTACACCCCTGCCGATTTTCGCGAAGAAGCCACCACGCCCGCGCCGGCGGTCACAAAGTCATAGGTCGCGCCAGTGGCGCCCAGTACGTTGATTGCTGCTCTTGCCATGGTCAGATCGCCTTCAGTGTGCCATCGGCGGCACGAGTGGTATTTCCAGTGTTGTAGGTCATCCGCCAGGCCTGCCACGTCCCGGAAAGCTTGGCCCTGGTATGCACAGAGCCATCCGTTTGCGACCTGAACTCCTGAATCGCGTAACCGTCACTGACAGGTAGCGAGAAAAGCCAGCCAAAACGGTGACCTGTTGGTGCGTTGTAACCATTGTTGATGTAGCAGTACCCAAAAGATGTAAGTACGTCCAACCCGTAATCATTAAAAACTGGCATAACGCCAAATCCATAGTCTCCAACCTTGAGTACTCTGCCTGATGTTATGTCAGAGGAACCCACCGTCAAAGTTGCGTTAGACGCCGTCCCAAGCAGAGCCTGGCGCGCATACAGCTCCGCCGAGTTGTCGTTGTTCTTTTGGCTAGCGGTGCGAAATGTATCGCCGCCTTGGCCGGTAGGCGCTACGCCAAGGTTAATAATCGATCTTGCCATAAATTCCTCCGCAACATAAAAGCTGACCCTTGCGAATTCAGCCACCTAAAAACTCAAATACCGAAACCAAACCCCAACTTCAAGTTATTGGCTTAGCGAACAATAAGGTCAGAAATAACCCATTAGTCCTAAAGTCGCCAATGTTCTGGAGTGATATGACCATCCTGCTATTTTGGTAGTCCCAGCCACATGTAAGCTTTGACCACGTATCACCGCCTGGGATATCCATGGCAACGTTATTGATCATCATGTAATCGCCGGACCTAAAGTCAACCGGCGTTGTAAATATGTAGGTGTACCGCCCTGGCGACGGATTGGTAAGAGATAGCAGCGTCCAGTTCGCAGCTACTAGGGTGAACTGCGCGCACGGCGTACCGCTATCAAACAGAAGCTTTGATCCGCCATCCCACAGCCGCATTCCGTAGGTTTCCGTTTCCTTTGATGCGTAGGCTGCCAGAAAGTATGTCCCTGGCGAGTTTGCCGGATGAGAGTTTGAGAACCCAGTCCAGTTGCCAGGTGTCCCTATAAGCCTCACATACTGGAATGATGCGGTGTTGTCGGGCCGCACAAAGATGAGTGGGGGCTCGTCAGACGTGATCGGGTACGGAAAGAATGCCCCGGCGTTATACCTTGCTGAATAAAGGATAACCAGCCTGGAAAACTCCGAGTCCAAAGTAACCACGTCGGATGTGTTTGTGAACTTTAGACCGTATGTCATCTGTATCTCATTACCAAGAGTCGCTGAGTCCCTACGCCGAAAGCGGCTGACGCTGGGATGGCCCTGTTTGTAAACCAGACGATAACCCCGCCCTGCACAACCTGCGCGTCGAACATTGAGTTCCTTGCATCCTGCCCACTCGGGTCTCCCGTGAACGATATGTTTGGTACGCATACCGCCGTGTATCTTTCCTGGTTTACCTCCGGGATTGATATAGAGACGTTCCGTGTCGAGTTCGGTCGTTCAGGGTTTCTTGTCACCAGGGTCGAATAAACAACCCTAACCGTGAAAGAGTTTTCATCAAGTTGGAGGGCTCCATTAGCCCCCCAAATCCTAATTCCTGTCGTCATTCGCTTAGGTCCCCTATCTGAACTCTCTTAACTCCATTCACATCCCAGAAGCGTAGAGACCTATTCGTCATCATTGATCGGCCCTGGCCGGGAACTACGCCATTAATTTCAAACGTCCCATCGAAGAAAAGCTTCCATCCGCTAACTCCAGAAACGTAGTTGTTCGACTGTATGTAGTTACCGATCTTGGCGTTCGTAATCGTGCCGTCCTGAATAAAAGCAGACTTGATGTAGGTCTCCGTACCGTTCACGGCGAATGGCACGCTGGACCCTGCTGCGCCGAGTGCACCGTTGTAGATAGCAAATTGATCAGCCTGGATAACGAAGCGCGAGATAGCAGTACCGTTTGCGCCTGACTCGATACCAAAACCGATACCAGCCGAGTAAGGAATGCCGTTTACATCAAGTTTGTAACGGAGCGAGTACGTGCCGCTGACCTTACCGTCAACGCTCTGATTGATGCTTGCCTGCTGCTGGAACTGCTGTGTATGGCCGCCTACGGTTGTTTGCAGGTTCTGCGTTGCTGTCGCGTTTGCTCCAGTCGAATCGGTCAGCGTTTTAAGCGATGTCTGAACGGCAGAGCTGTTGCTGTTGAAGTCGGTACGTAGAGTGCCAATGGACTGGGCGTTTGTTTTCGTGGCGTCTGATACAACGGCAATCTGCTGATTTACTGTCGCCTTGTTGCCCTCAAAATCTGTACGCAAAACCGAGGTCTGTGCAGCTTGAGCAGTCTGGCCGTTCACTAACGCTGTAGTCGTCTGCTCGTAGGTCGCATAGTTTTTGTTTACCTGAGCCTCGACAGTTTGAGTGAACTTAGCCTGGGCGTAGTCGCCATCGGTAACAGCAGACTGGATAGACCATACGCCTGCATAGCCCTGAGTGCCGCCAGCCAAATCATTATCAGAACCAGCCATCGGGGCGTTGATTTCAGCGTAAACACCATCAATTCGCTCAGTCTGCGCGGTCAGCTTGTTATCAACGTTGGTTACTCGCTGATTCACTTGGGTGACGTTATTTGCCGTAGCCACCAGGCCAGTTACCGGGTCATTTACTTTTGTCTGGAGCTGGTTAAGCTGGTCCTGAGTGGCAACCACTTTTCCATCCACCACCGTGATTTTCTGGTCAAGGTTATCAACCCGTATTGCCAACGCGTTCGCATCAGTGAGGATGTCGCCAACGTCTTTCCAGCTTGCGCTGGGCGGCTGGGAGCCACTGTTAGCCGCCAGGGCTTGGTACAGCTTGTTTCCCTGACGAACGATGTCACCCTTGGCGTAACCCTTTGCAGCGTCCCACAAGAGCGCGTCGACATATGGCTTGATTTGCGCCTCGAGGTCCTTTCTTAACTGCGCATTTCGAGCGTTCACGGACCCCGGCCCATTGCCGTCGATCAGGTTGATGCGCCCGTTAAGAGCTGGAGCCAGCGATGATTCATCGATCTGCCCCTTGATCTGTTCAAGGATCGGCCCAGCGTCCGAACTGGACTGCCCCATCACACCATTCACGACGGGGTAGAACGGCCCGATGTTGCCGGTTCGGTCTACCAGGCGTGCCCAGAAGAACAGCGTTGCGCCAGCCTTCAGTTGTTGCATGCGGTATTCGGCCTGCGGATACGCCAGGTCGGCCAGCTTGGTTGCGGCCGGCAGACTGTTCGCAGGGCCATACCATAGCTCGGTGCGTTGCGTGTCCTCGGCGCCAGCAGGGAAGCCCCATTTGATGCTGATCCCAAAGAGCTCGCTAGTCGTGCGCAGGAACGACACCGCCGGCGGCAGGCCGACCTTGCCTTGCAGATTGGTCAGGTTGGAGCTCTTCCAGATCGACGATATCTCGAAAGCGCTCACCGAGCGCACCCGCGCAAGGTATGCGCCCGAGTAGATGCCAGTGACATCGACGCTGGTAGAGCCCGTACGCTGCACCTTGATCCAGTTGCCGCTGTCCTTGCGCCACTCCACGTCATAGGCGACCGCTCCGTTCACAGCAGGCCACGAGATGTTCATGGTGCTGATGGCAATGCCTTGGTTTACGGCGTAGCTCGAAGTGAGCGTGACACTTGCCGGTGGCGGAACGACGGTGATCGGGATAACGCTGATTGGGCGTTCTTCCAGCCGCGCGCCAGTGTCGATGTGCGCAAACTTGCTCGGGTCGTACTGCACCGCCGAGATCTCGAACACTCCAGGCTCTGGCCGGGCCACGCTCACCACGCGGTAAAGCGGGATAGCCAAGTCGTCAGCATCAAGCGCCCAGACGAGTTCTGGCTCCGGCACCACGGAGTAAGCCACCGTCACGGTGATTTGCCGGCCGCTGACCAGCTGCACGGTGCGCCCCTCGCACTTGCCGTCGGGCAGGTTGAGGATCAGCCGGTCGCCGGGCTTGGCCTGGGTGTCGCGGTCCAAGGTGATGACCCTGCCGTTCACCTCCGAGATACGCCCCCCAACGGCTCGGCCGGCCAGCAGTTCGTCTGCAATCGGAATCACGTACCCCGGCAACGGAATACGGCCGTCCAAGCCCACCTTGAAGGTAACGGCGCGGTCCTTGGAGTTGGTCAGCAGAGCCCACTTCCCACGGCGCTGAGCCTCGGATTCGCGGGTGCAGCCGATTGCACTGATTTCGAGCGGGTTGTCGCCGTAACGCCGCTGCAGCTTCTGGTCGGTCACCGCCGTGACGTCGGTGTCGTAGTTGTTCTGCGGGTTGTCGTAGCTGATCAGCGCACGGGTATAGCGGGTCCGCTCCGAAGCGCTGGAGTAGGTGAACTTGCCATCGAGCACGTTTGCTCGTGTATAGGCAAAGTCGAAGTCCGTGGCGCGCGGCATATCGGACAGAGTGAAGACCTGGCCCTGGGCCCAGTAAGTCATGCCCCGGTAGATCGCCGAGATGTCGCGCAGCAGAGCCCAGGCATCAGCTTTGCTCTGCAGGTTCAAGTTGCAGATAAAGCGCGGCTCTTGGCCACCCTTCCCGTCCGGCACCAGTTGGTCGCAGTATTGCGAGATTCGATAGAGCTCCCACTTGTCCACCATCCATGGCTTGATGCGACGACCCAGGCCGAAGCGGTCGGCGGTGGTGATGTCGTAGGTCATCCAAACCGCGTTGTCGGTCCATGCCTGCTTGAAGGTGCCATCCCAAACGCCTGAGTAAGTGCGCGATACCGGGTCATAGTTGCTCGGCACCTGCATCTTCTTCAGCTTGGTTTCGATGGTAACGGCCGGAATACTGCGGAACTGCTCGGCTGAGAACTCAATGTAGAGCAACGCGGTGTTCGGGTAACGGATCTTGGCGTCGATCACCTCTGTGAAGCCGGCAATCTGCATCGTGTCGGAGATTTTGTTGTTGTTCTGGTTGGTCGTCAGGCGAGTGATGCGCATCAGCCAGCCGGTGGTTGCCTTGGGCAAATCGATCCGACGGGTACGCTCGTAAAGGCTTGTTGTCTTTCCCGACACGGCCTCATTCAGAACCTCCTGATAAGCGCCGCCATCAGTAGCCAGCTCGACCTTGTAGCCGATCGCGTAACCGTTGATGTTGCCGCCGGCATCCACCGACTGGAGCGCCGGCCAGGCGAATCGAACGCGCACAGCCGAAAGCTGCGTGTTGGTGATCGCTCGTACCCACGGGGTGCCGCTGCGCAACTCAGTGCTGATCGTGGTCTCGTTCTCGACCGACGGAATGCCCTGGATATACGACTGATCTACAGCCCCGGTGCGCCACTCCCACTTCACGTTCGGGAAGTTCATGTTGCCCTGGGGGTCTTGCAGCGGCGTGTTGTCGAGGTAAATGTCCTTGGCCGTGGGCGTGCCTTCGAATTCACCCTCGCCCACCGCGATCAGAATTTTGGCGATGGCAACGGAGCGCAAGCTATCCGGGGCTTCCGTTGGCGTTTTTGGCTTCTCTTCGCCGCCCTTGGCGCCGTGAATATCAACCTTGCGTGCTGCGCCCATGCTTTCCTCCAGGCAATAAAAAACCGCCTCGTGGGCGGCTATGGTGCTGTGAGTGAATGTTTACATCTGGTCTTCGGCGTAGATAGCGGCGCTGATAATCGCCCCGCCCACCCGCCGCTTGCCGTAGCAGAGCGGCACTGGGTTGCCGGATGCAGTGGTGTTCTTGGCGCTACCGAAAGCGTAGCCGGGTGTGTTCTCTGGCGCCGCGCTGGTCTTGAGTCCGCCGGCCTGGGGGCTGAGCATTTGGATTACGCCGCCTAGCACCATCGACCCACCCATCATGATCAAGCTGAGCCAAAAGGTGCGGCTGTACCGAAGCTGCCGCCTGTGATGACAAGGCCGACAACGATCAGAACCGCGCCGATGATGGTTTGCAGTGCGCCGCCGCGCTTGCTCCCGGTGATGATCGGAGCGATACGGATGTCCCCCTCACCGGTAAAGCCAAGCTCCTTTTCCGCCAAGTTATTCTTGCCTCGAAAAACGGCGAACTCAACCCCACGGGACTTGGCGTTGGACAAGAAGCGCTCGAGTCCTGGAATTTGCACGCACCTCAGGGCGTGACATTCAAAGCATTCGCCGCTGAGGTCGAGCAGTTCGCAATCAACAGTGACAGCAAGAGCCCATGCGCGATTGGCGAAATGGTAATCGCAGGGCTACTGGGTGACCGGTTCCTAGCCCGCGACAGCGCCGAAGAGCTGATGGCGGTCGGAGACCCAAAAGAACAACTCAGAATCATCGCCAAAGCGCTTGTTAAGCATCTGGCAGACGATGCATTGATCGCCCAGGCCGAGGACAACGAACTGTGAGCCCGTATGTTGAGATCGATAAAGCGCTGTTTGCTCTTGAAGATCCAGACAAGCCCTTAATCGACGAGATCCTGACTGAAGGCTTGATCGTCCGCCACTTCACTTCGGGCGCCATCAACGCAGAAGAATTCCACTGGTATAGCGCCCGCCTGCTGGATGTCAGCCGGCGGCGTAAGGAGATTCAATGAGTACCGCACCAGTTAAATCCCTGATCGATGAGCAGCTCGAGGACATCAGCGCTCACAACCTGCGCGAGGCCTACAGCCTTGCCGAACGGCGCGGCTTCTTCGGGGCACCGGTTGAGCAATACGCAGAACCTGGCTACGGCGGTCGGGTGCTCCAGGTCCTGCGATACCGGGTTCAGCAGCAAGATCAACAACAGTGCTGATCAGCCTTTGCCCTTGTTCTTGTTTTTCGCACTGCCCTGCCGCGCTTTGAATTTCGGATTGGATTTGCAGATCACGTAGATCCGGCCACGGCGCATAACGATCTGACAGTCGCGGTGACGTTTTTTCGCTTCTTTGAGTGAGGACAGCACTTTCATAGGTGAGGCTCCTTGCGTCGAGTTGATATGTTATTACGTATCTTAAATGCGAATAAGAACGTTTATCAACTTTTATTTCCTCTACCCCTTTCATCGCTGCGAGCATCGCGGCAAGGAATCCCCATGTCCGCAGTAATGAAGCAGGACGACAACATGCCTGCGATGTCGGAGGCCGCGCTCGTTGAAGTGCTGAGCAGCAGCCTCTATCCCGGCGCAGAAAAGAACTCAGTCGTGATGGTGTTGGCTTACTGCCAGGCGGCGCACTTGGACCCAATGTTGAAGCCGGTGCACATCGTTCCGATCTGGAACTCGAAGACCAAAAAAATGCAGGACACGGTGATGCCCGGCATCGGCCTTTACCGCATCCAGGCGGCGCGCACCGGTCAATACGCTGGAATCAGCGAGCCTGAATATGGCCCTCCAGTAACCGCAAAGCTGAGCGGCGTTGAAGTCACCTACCCCGAATGGTGCCGCGTGACAGTCAAGCGGCAGATGAGCAACGGCCTGGTTGCCGAATACACGGCCAATGAGCGCTGGCTTGAGAACTACGCGACATCGAGCAAGGACACCGCGGCGCCCAACGCAATGTGGAAGCGTCGAGCATTTGCCCAGCTCGCCAAGTGCGCCGAGGCCCAAGCCCTGCGCAAAGCATTCCCTGAAGTCGGATCTGCGCCAACGGCCGACGAGATGGAAGGCAAGACATTCGAGGAAGCCGCCAAAGATGTTTCACCGGCGCGCCAGGCCCCACCAGAACCGGACGCCAAGCCTGCCTATCCCGACGAACTGCTGGCTGAAAACATCGAAAAGTGGCAGCCGCTGATCGACGCCGGTCGCACTAGTCCGGATCACATCATTTCCAATGTCATCAGCAAGTACTCATTGCGCGATGACCAGATCGAAACCATCACCAACCTCAAAGCCCTCGATGGAGACGCAGCATGAAAATTCACAACGTAGCTCAAGGCTCTGCCGAGTGGCTTGCCCTCCGCGCCCAGTTCCGCACCGCCTCAGAAGCCCCAGCAATGATGGGCGCCTCGAAGTACCAAACCCGGACCGACTTGCTCGCAGCCAAAAAGACCGGCATCACGCCCGATGTCACGCCTTCTCAGCAGTTCATCTTCGACAAAGGCCACGCGACCGAAGCCATGGCTCGCCCGCTGGCCGAAGCACTGATCGGCGAAGAGCTTTATCCGATTGTTGCTACCGAGGGCAACCTGCTGGCCTCCATGGACGGCGCCACAATGCTCGGCGAGACGCTGTTCGAGCACAAGCTGTGGAATGAGTCGGTGGTGGCCCAGGTGAAAGCCGGCGACCTGGCTCCGCACTACTACTGGCAGCTTGAGCAGCAACTGCTGGTGAGCGGCGCTGAGCGGGTCATATTTGTTTGCTCGGACGGCACGCCGGAGAACTTCGTGCACATGGAGTACCGGCCCGTCGCAGGGCGCGCGGCCCAGTTGATCGAAGGCTGGAAACAGTTCGAGACAGACCTGGCCAACTTCGAAATGGCCGACGCTCCTTCGATTGTAGTCGGCAAGGCACCTGATGAACTGCCAGCCCTGCGTATCGAGCTGACCGGCATGGTTACCGCCAGCAATCTGAGAGTGTTTGAAGACTCGGCGCTGGCCGTCATCGACTCGGTGAAAACCACTCTTTCCACGGACCAAGACTTCGCCGATGCGAAGAAGGCGGTCAAGTGGTGCAGTGATGTCGAAGACGCCGTGTCGGTCGCCAAGAAACAAGCCCTGTCGCAGACCCAAAGCATCGACGAGTTGTTTTCGTCGCTGGATCGCATCAGTGCACATGCCCGCGAGACTCGACTGAAGGTCGACAAGCTGGTTAAGGCTCAGGAACTGCTGGTGAAGACCAGCATCAAGCAGAAAGCCGAGTTGGCACTGGCGGATCACATTGCCGCAATCAACAAGACGCTGGGCAAAGTCACACTGCCTCATGTCGTTTCGGACTTTGCCGGCGCCATGAAGAACAAGCGCACCATCGCCAGCCTCCAGGACGCAGTAGATACCGAGCTGGCCCGGGCGAAGATTGATGCAAGCCAGGCAGCCGACAGCATTCGTTTGAACCTGACCAGTCTGGCGGAGCTAGCCGTTGATCACGCCTTTCTGTTCAGCGATGTGCAGCAACTGGTTACCAAGGCCAATGATGACCTGGTGACGCTGATCAAATTCCGAATCTCCGAACACCAGAAGGCGGAGCAGGCAAAGGCCGACGCGAAGCGCATCGCCGAAGAGCAGGAAGCCCGGCGACTGGCAGCCATCAAGCCAGAGCCAGTCGTGGAGAAGGTGGCGGCGCCCGAGCCGGTCAGCGCCACGCCAGTCCATACAGCGGCACCCGTCGCCCAGGCTGCAAAGCCAGTAACGAGCCACGCGGTCGAGCAGGTAGCGCTGCAGGCCAACGTGACGGACTTCGAGGCACTGATCAAAGCGGTGGCATATGGTCAGGCGCCGATCACCCTACTCCTGGTCAACTGGGAAGCGCTCGACGCAATGGTCGCAGCCCAGGGTTCAGCCTTCAGCATGGCCGGGGTGACGCTCAGCAAGGCGGCAGCATGAGATGGGGCGCCCACAAGGCTGCTGAGCCTGAGGTAGCCGCCGCCCTTCCCCGTTACGTCGACGCAGGCATTCTTGCCGCATCGAAGGCTCTCGGAAGGTCCACGCGCTCACTTAACCGGATCGCGGCAGAGCATGGCATCGAGTTCGCAACCTGCACCGCCAAGACGATGGAGTCGCGACGGCGGGCCCGGGCCTCGTTAGTAGCTCAGGTCAAAGCGCTGGCTGAGTCACGTACCCATCAGGCAGAGATCTGTTTTGCCTTGGGCATCACCCGTGCGGCACTGCGCGAGATCGCCGAGATTAATCACATCAACATCGACAATCGCTCAAGAGGTGCCCGGAATGCATCCGACACTTGAAGTGCACAATCAGGAACAGGCGAATCTGGAGACGGCGAAGGCTGCCTTCTTCGCTACTGGCGGAACGGCCCAGTTCATCCGACCAGGTGTTGGCAAGGACAGCCCAGGGATATCGCACGAGCCGAAGCGGCCATACGGCTACGCGCGCATTGCCCCGAAAACGAAGCGCGGCCGGGTCATCACGGCGGACGACGAAGTGGTGATCTGTGCCCAGCTCGTGGAGTGCAGAAAGGCTGGTATGACCCGGTACAAGGCAAGTAAGCACGTCGGCATCAGTGAGACGCTTTGTCGACGCCTGATTGCTGATCACTCGCTCGACTTTCCGAAGGCTGGCTGATGCGTCGTGTATCCAGCCCCCAGCAACGCAAACGTCAAACCTGGCTCGCACTGCCGGCCAGCGGAATAGAAGAGGTAGGCCATGGCAGCAGTACCGCAGAAAGAACGCTCGGCCAAGTCCGCCAGGAAGCGCTTGGCACTTGCCGAAGAGGAATTGAGGCTCAGGGTTCGCCCCGGGACGCGCCAGGCGCTGGCCGACCTGATGGAGTGGTCAGGTATTACTGAGCAAGGCGAGGCTATGACGCTGATGATTCATCACCTGCACGCGCTGGGTTCTGCGAAGTGCCAGCCTCTACTGAATCCGCCGCGCCACGAAATCGAGATATCTCAAAACGTGGCGCGGGAATTCCGCAATAAAAGTCTGCTCACCATCCAGAAAGACTCGGGCGACGAAATCATTGAGCCTGACCAAGCGCGCTAGAGACCCTTTTTTAGCCTGCTCGAAACATACTGCAAGTGGCCGGCCTTCTGCATTTCTGCCCAGTTATCGAAGTCAGTATTTGCAGTGATGAACGCATCCCATTGGTCATCGGGTATTGCCGCAAAATCATCAGGACCTTCGATTTTGAAACCGGACGCCGCAAAAAGAGATTCGAGGTCATCAAACTTGCTGTGAGCTGATACGAACTCAGGATTCAGCACATCAATCATTTTTACTTGATGCTTGCCGTCCAATTCCTTTGCATTCTTGATTAATCGGTCGAGTCCGCTGCGATCTATTTTTATTGGCATTTTCGTTTCTCTCCTTGATCCGGCCTCTGCCGGGCTATCAAGCAATAGCCCAAAAAATAAAATCACGCCACCACCGGCCACCGGAGGGCGGCGCCTGACTGGAGATAATCCATGGACAAAAACACCAAGATCCTGATCACGGAGATCCCGGGTGAGTGGACCCAGCGCCAGCGTAACGGCAGCCTCAACGTGTGGAACGGGGCGGATCATCACAGATTTCACCGTACCACTACTGACCTGCCTGAAGTCAGCCTGCGGCCCCCGGAAAACGGCCTGTACGCCGAGCGAATCGACGGCGCCTGGTACTGGGTTTCTGGTTGCGCCAAGTGCAACGGAACCGGTGAGAAGTACAGCTACTCGGTGTGCGATAAGCACAACGTTTGCCGCCTGTGCAGCACTCACCGCTCGAAGCTAACGGAAACACCGTGGGGCCATCCTGACGGTTTCACCTGCAAACCTTGCCAGGACGCAGAAGACGCAGTTGCGAAAGCCATAGCGCTGGCCAAGGTGGCCGAGAGCGAATACGACGAGTGGGATTATCGAAGCCAGGACGAATGCAAATGCCCGCATTGCGCCACTGTCATCCACGTTGAGTCGGAAGATTACGGCGACAAGAACATGACCTGTGATACCTGCGGCGGCGCATTTGAGATGGTCGCCGAGTTCACCGTCCAGTTCACCACCATGGTGATTGGCGAACGCCTTACCGCCTGATCCGGCTCCATGCCGGTCACCCGTAATATCCCATATCAACGAACTGTGCCAGGAGGCTCAGCAACGGATAGGCCAGCCATGTCACGCCACCGTGCCAGATCAGCGATCAGCTTGAGCCCCAGGCGCACCTCGGCCTCAAGCCTTTCTTCGGGAAGGCTGAGCAGCCGGACAACCTCATCGCCGATCAGGCGTATCGCTTCCACATCGGTTTTCGTACTCATCGCAGTCACCGTCAGGTTTTTGCTGAGTGCAAATCATCAACCCAATTTACGAATCACGCCAGCCACGCACTATCGCGCCAATGGCTCCGAATACTCGCTGATCTCCTTTCGATAAGTCGCCAGATCAACTATCTGCCGCAAGCAAATGACGATCTCCAGTTTCTGCTTGTCGTCTGGAAGTCCAATCCACTTGAGCATCATGAGTGCGTCTTCCTCAATTGCTGCGAGTGCATCGATATCGCTTTGCAGTCTCATTTTTGGCCTCCTGCCAGGTTGAGATACGCAGATACAAATAGTCCATTTCTACTAATCACGCCAGCCGGCGAGGCAGGCGCACGCTTGGCCGGGGGCTTTTTCCAGCTTCTGAAACGGGAACGGACCACGCGAAAAATCTACAACACGCGGGAAAATGCTCTTAGTGATGTGTTCGATCACATCGAGATGTAGTAAAACGTAAAACGCCGCCATGGTTTCAACAATCAACTGTCAGCAGTAAA